TCTACGCTCGCTCCGCTCGCTCCGTCTAACTATGTTATCTCCCCAATTCAACTTCGCAGAATCGGATTCCGTCACGACCCAAACCTCTAATAAATGTCGAGGCTGGTTCATGACCATCAACAACCCTACCACAGGAGATGTTGTTGAACTCATCGGAGATCGTACCAACCCCGATTTCGAATACCTCATCTTTCAATATGAGGTAGGAGAAAACGGGACATTCCACCTACAAGGATTCATCCACTACAAGAATCCTCGCGTCATGCCCAAAAAGAAGATCCCTAGAGCACATTTGGAACCTGTACGTTGCACAGCAGCCGCCATCAAATACTGCTCTAAGGAAGAGTCTCGCGTACCAGAACCCTGGGCTGGACCCCACGAATTCGGTACACGCCCCATCAAAGGGGACGACTCTGAACAAGGTAAACGAAACGACCTTGAAAACCTCGCAGCATTAGCTCTCAACCGAGACATATGTCTCGCTCAAATCGCTACAGAAAATGCTGCAGCGTTCATCAGATATCACAAAGGCCTCATAGCCCTTCGCAATATCACCGCCCCAGACCGTACCACTAAACCTACAGTTTACTGGCTTCACGGTCCAGCCGGAACGGGTAAAACCCGTTATGCAATGACCCTCGCTGAAGACAAACCTGTCTTCATCAAGGACTCTACTGAATGGTGGGACAACTATGAACAGCAGCCCACCATCATCATTGACGACTACGACAAGAACAAGTTCTCGTTCCGTAGTCTCTTGACCGCACTTGATATGTACGCACATCAAGCCCAGGTCAAAGGTGGATACGTCAAGATTCTATCTCAACGTATCATCATTACCTGCGAGTTCTCCCCTTACGAACTCTGGTCAGGTAATGAGCTCGCCCAAGTCGAGCGTAGAATAGACCACGTCCATCGCTTCACGATGCCCATGGATCAATCACACAAGAAACCTACCCTCCAGGTATCTTTCTTTACTGCCGACGGAGTATTCAAAACGGAGTCCGAACCCACACGGACTCCACACAACTCCGTCGGCAGTACCTTCGCCGGTCTTCCCGGAGGAAATCCCACCTCGGTACCACACCCCGGACTTCATCCGGGACATCTTCTGAATCTAGTCAAAGCTACGATACCGAACTTCAACTATTCAGAAGCAAGTTCATCCGGAACCCCCACGATTCCGAATATCAACACCGTCTACAACGACGAAGAAGACAAAGATATCGCACGACACTTTGTACGAAACCATTAAGGTTCGGAAGCTCGATACGGGCGCTGCCGCGCTAACATACGCCGCGAGGGTCGCTGCGCCTTAGAGTATCTCACTAAAAATTCCTATTAGGTATTTTTTAACATTAGACTGTAAGTGGAACAGCATTCACAATCAACGTACACTTGTACGTGATACCAGATCCTAAGCCTACCGGCATCACAATCCTTGCGAATGAACCTACACCAGGAGTCACATCAACATAAAACACAGCCCTCGTCGAACTCGTCTGCGCAGCTCCCACCACCTGTGTGACCTGAAACGTTGTCGGTAACTGAGACACCGCTAAAGCAGCCTCTCCACCGAAAAACGTAGGAACTCCTGCTCCCGGATAATATCCCACTGCAGCCACCTGAGACGTGCCATTTGTGGGATCAGAAGCGTCGTACACTATCATGTACCGACGCTGAGTCGAAAACCTCTCTATCTCAATAGTATCAACATTCGACAACCTGACATTCAAATTATTCGAATTGTCAGGAACCCAATTAGTATAATCAGGGAATACACTGCCCCCAGAGGGCGCAACAAAAGACGCACCAGGCGACGTAAACGACGCATATCCACTGTCAATGTATTCAATACCAATCTTAGGCTTCAAAAGCCTAACCTGATAAGTACACCAAAGCTCTCCCAATACAGGAGCACCGTCTGGGAGATTCTGGGCCGGAATTCCTACAGATGCTATGTAGAAATTACCAAAATCATACGTCTTGATATCCTGCCCCACAACGGCAGTAAGATCGTTTCGCACGTACAACTCACTCAACACAGACATATGCCTCGCACACTCTATCGGATGACACATCGATAACGACGGCTTCGCCGACTGAGCGTACTCGTAATTTTCCATTTGCACCTTGTTCACAAATGGAGGCGCCGCTGCGTTATACTCCGTCGCCATTATCACCGTTCCCAGGGATCCTCCCTGAGTCACGACTGAATCCGAGTACATAGACTTAAACTCGAATATCATTCCCTGAAGCTCGTACTGCTCAAAGTTTTGAGCAACATTCTTCAACCAAGGGAATGTGGGCAAAAGCCCAGGATTAATCGGGAACTTCTCAATCTTAAATTGAGAAGGCCCAATCCCAGCAGGAGCTAAAGATGGCGCCGAAGAAATATCTCCAATATATTCCCGATGACGAATGATGAACTCATGTCCATCATTATGAACCGTTGGAGGCCCGTTTGTCTCCAACAAAGCGTTCTTCTCCAACTTATAATTTGGTAACTCATAGTCACCAAACCCAGTGATCGCCTTGATCGCCTTCTGCGCCCAGCCTCCCAAAGTCTTTCCCACTGATTCTCCCAAAGACATCTCCTCCCGTGCTGACGGAGCAGCCCTTGGTCTAGGAGCCGCCTTCGGACGTGGTGCAGCCTTCACTGCCACCTTCTTACGAGGTGTATATGCACGCTTCGCATACGCTCGCGGAGCATACCCCTGTGCATACACAGGAGCTTGCTGGGGATAATACCCCATCTGCGCTGGAGGTAAATACGCCATCTTCTAAAGACTCTTTTCTAGAGCTTTATTTTCTGGCGTAAACATTTTTATTTCCAGGAACAAGTCCTGGAACAAAATTGAATTGTTCTGATTCCTGGAACAGAACAATAAGTTAGCCTGTAATACTATACCCGGCTAACTCTACGCTCGCTCCGCTCGC